ATCACAATGTCAGAAAGGCATGAGCATTTTATCAATCATGATAAAAATGCAGAAGTTCTTGGCGAATCTGATATTTTCGATGCTATTCTTGAGCACCTAGTTGCTGAAGGTTATGCTGATACGAATAAGGCAGCTCTCGCTATTATGGCAAATATGAGTGAAGAGTGGAAGCAGAGTATTGTTGAAAAACACGCAACCTTTGGGTATAATGCTGAGGACCCTCTTGATGATTTTGAGCAGTTTGTAGATAAGGGTCCAAAAACAAATAAGCAGAAAAGAAACGCAATAGAACTCAATAATAAAATACTTTCAAAACCAGGAATGCCTGTAAAAGGAGTTTGAGTCCACTTCTCAAACTGGCACACAAGAGGGTCTAACCACCCTCTTTTTTTGTATGATGGTTCCATAAGAAATCAAACCTATGACCGTCCGCCACGAAATCAAGTCCCAACTTGCTAAACTTCTTGCCACCGAAGACCTTGTGGTTGAGCACAAGAAGGTGGAGACTGCCTGCTTTAATGTTCATACCCGTGTGCTGACTCTGCCTATGTGGGAGAAGGCAAGTAACACTGTGTATGACCTTCTGGTGGGGCATGAGGTCGGACACGCTCTCTATACGCCTGATGAAGATTGGTTGGAGAAGGTAAAAGTTCCCCCGCAGTTTGTGAATGTGGTGGAAGATGCCCGTATTGAGAAACTGATGAAGCGTCGTTATGCTGGTCTCGCCAAGACCTTCTATGCTGGTTATCGGGAACTTGCTAACGATGATTTCTTCCAGATTGGTGATGATAAACTGGAAACTTATAATCTTGCCGACCGCGCAAACTTGTGGTTCAAGATTGGGAACTATATTGATATTCCTATTGAGCGTGGTGAAGAAACTGAAATTATCAATCTGATTGCCGATACTGAGACCTTTGCTGATGTTTTGATTGCCGCAGAGGCACTCTATAAGTATTGCAAACAAAAGCAACAGGAAGAAACTAAAATTCAGATTGATAATCTGGAATCTCAAGATAGCGGTTCGAGTCAACAACCTGCTAACGAACTTACCGATCAACAAGAAGGTGAGAATGAACAGGAACAACCTGGTGAAACTGATTCTTATGGCGGTACTGCAGAACAAGATCAACAATCTACTCCTACTAATGAAGGTGGTGAAAAAGATGAAGAACCTGAAGTCAAGACAATGGAGTCTCTGGAAGAGGCACTCAAAGAACTCGTCAATAACAGTGGTCCTGAAAATGTTTATTTGGAACTGCCTAAACTTGACCTGAAAAAGGTAATTGTTCCGAATGCTCAGATTCATTCTAATTGTAAAGAATCTTGGGACTCTTATTCGGAAAATACTGGATATAAGTATGAAGATCTCTTTGGTGAAGTTGATCGACAGTTTGTAGAGTTCAAGCGTTCTGCTCAGAAGGAAGTCAATTATCTGGTCAAAGAATTTGAATGTCGCAAGGCAGCAGACTCCTATGCCCGTGCTACGACTGCTCGCACTGGTGTTCTGGATTGCTCCAAACTTCACACTTACAAATACAACGAAGACCTGTTCAAGAAGGTCACGACACTCGCTAACGGCAAGAATCATGGTCTGGTGTTCGTTCTGGACTGGTCTGGTTCGATGTGTGATGTGATGCTGGATACCGTCAAGCAACTCTTCAACCTTGTCTGGTTCTGTAAGAAAGTTGCGATCCCGTTTGAGGTTTATGCCTTCACGACTGAGTATCCTCTTGTTTCTTATGATGAGAATGGTAAGGCAACCATCCGTGAACTTGCCTATCAAAAGAAGGATGGTCTGATTCAAGTTGGTGAATGGTTCTCGATGATGAACCTGCTGACAAGTCATGTGAATGGTAAGACACTGGAAGAACAGATGAAGAATATTTTCCGTCTTGCTTATTCTTTCGGGCGTAATTGCTATACCCGTTATTCTATTCCTCTGGGTCTTTCTCTTTCAGGCACTCCTCTGAATGAGGCACTGATTTCTCTTCATCAGATTTTGCCTAAGTTTCAGAAGGAGAACAAACTTCAAAAAGTTCAGTGTGTCATTCTGACTGATGGTGAAGCGTGTGGTATTAAGTATCACCGTGAAGTCAAGCGTAATTGGGAAGATGGTCCTTTTATGGGAGTTGCTACGATTGGATTTGGGTCATTCTTACGCGACCGTAAGACTGGAAATACCTATTCTTTGGACTGTGAGTGGCATCAAATGACTGATATTTTTCTTCGTAATTTGAGAGATAAGTTTGCTGACATTAACTTTATCGGTATTCGTGTTCTGGAAGGTCGTGATGCTGGTAATTTCATTCGCCGTTATTGTGGGTGGTATGGTCCAGACCTTGAAAAAGCGATGAGTGCTTGGAGAAAAGAAAAGGCATTTACTCTCAAAAAGTCTGGTTATCATTCCTACTTTGGTCTTTCCGCCACTGCCCTTTCTCAAGATACAGAGTTTGATGTTGCTGAGTGTGCTTCTAAGGCACAAATCAAATCTGCTTTTGTGAAGAGTCTCAAGTCCAAAAAAATGAACAAAAAGATTCTTGGAGAGTTTATGGAACTTGTCGCCTGAACCACTTCTGAAACTGTCATAAGGGGCACGTAGTTGCCCCTTTTTTCTTGTATAATTACTTTGTTGAAACAAACCACCTAACTAAATCATGCCTCGCAAATCTTCCGTGAACGATCAATCCCTTTTTGATAGTATCAAAGAACTGTATGGTTCTGAAATCACTTCTGGTGATCTCAAGGGTTTTTGTGCTTCTCGTGGTCTGAACTATCAGACGGTGACTCGTCGTTTGGAAAACTTTAAGACTGCCCGTGGTCGTTGGAATCTGGAAGTGACTCAGCAACGTGTTGAAGAAATTGAACGTTCCTTCAGTGCTCCTGCTGTCCTTCCTGCTGCTGAACAAAATCTCATTCCCGATAAAGATGATACCTTCGTCAAGTTTGGTAACTTTAACGATATTAAAAAAATTATTCAGTCCCGTATCTTTTACCCTACGTTCATTACGGGTCTTTCGGGTAACGGTAAAACGTTCTCGGTGGAGCAAGCGTGTGCTCAACTTAAGCGTGAATTGATTCGTGTCAATATCACCATTGAAACTGATGAGGATGATCTGATTGGTGGTTTCCGTCTTGTGAATGGTGAGACTGTCTGGCATAATGGTCCCGTAATTGAGGCACTGGAGCGTGGGGCAATCCTGCTGCTGGATGAGATTGACCTCGCTTCTAACAAGATTCTGTGTCTTCAATCTGTTCTGGAAGGTAAAGGTGTCTTCCTGAAAAAGATTGGTCGATTCGTGAAACCTGCCGCTGGATTCAACGTGGTTGCCACCGCCAATACCAAAGGTAAGGGTAGTGATGACGGTCGTTTCATCGGCACCAACGTGCTCAATGAAGCGTTCCTGGAACGGTTCCCTGTGACTTTTGAGCAGGCATATCCTGCTCCTGCAACCGAACAGCGCATCCTGGAAGGAATTGCTATGGATCTGGGTGTGGAAGACCGCGACTTCTGTAAGCGCCTGGTTGATTGGGCAGACATTATCCGTAAGACCTTCTATGATGGTGGTATTGAGGAAATCATCAGCACCCGTCGCCTGGTTCACATCATTCGCGCCTACAGCATCTTCCAAGACAAGGCAAAGGCAATCCAAGTGTGTGTGAACCGCTTTGATGATGAAACCAAACAGTCCTTCCTGGAACTCTACGATAAAGTAGATGCTGACTTCAAGATGCCTTCTACTGGTCCTGAACTGACCGTAGAATACGTTGACTATCCCCCTCAAATTTGATATAATTGGGGAAGGTAAATTATGACCTTTCCCCTTTATTATGGACGAAAATTCTTATTCTGAATATGAATTCACCCTTAATGGTGGTGATGATGTAATTAAACTTGTATTTGAAGACACACCTGTTATGAACGAACCTAAAAATCATCTCTGGAAATACAACGAAGATAAAATTCTCAAGGATGTTGAGGATTATGTGACCAGCACCTATCACGGTCATTACTGTGGAGATGAAGATGGTTACAATGATATTCAAACTATTGACTTGATGGCAGCGAAAAAACTTGCCGCTGGATTTTGTCAGGCGAATATCCTTAAGTATGGTAGTCGCTATGGTGATAAAGATGGGCGCAATAAGCGTGACTTGATGAAAGTTATTCACTATGCTATGCTTCTTCTCCATTTTGATAAGCATTATTCCCGCAAAGATAATGGTCTGACCGAATTCCGTTGATTATGAAACTCCAAAACAAAACTATGAAACTCTCTGATAACACTCTCGCTCTTCTCAAGAACTTTGCTGGCATTAACAATTCTATTCTTGTGAAGCAGGGTAATCGTCTTCGCACAATTTCTGTTGCAAAGAATATTCTTGCTGAAGCAGAAATTACCGAAGAGTTTCCCCGTGATTTTGCCATTTATGATCTCAACCAGTTTCTGAATGGTCTGAGTCTTCACCAAGACCCCGATCTTGATTTTACTGAGGAATCGCACCTGAGTATCAAAGAAGGCAAGCGTCGTGTGAAGTATTTCTTTGCCGACCCTAATGTAATCATCTCCCCTCCTGATAAGGATATTCAACTACCCTCAACTGATGTGTGCTTCCAACTGGATAGCACTTCTCTGGAGAAACTGGTCAAGGCAGCAGCGGTCTATCAACTTCCTGACCTGTCTGCGGTTGGTGAGAATGGAGTCATCAAACTAGTGGTTCGTGATAAGAAGAACGACACTTCCAACGAATATGCCATTGTGGTTGGTGAGACTGATAAGGAGTTCACCTTCAACTTCAAGGTAGAAAACATCAAGATTATTCCTGGTGCCTATGACGTTGTAGTGTCTTCTAAACTTCTGTCGCAGTTCACGAATCCAAAATACAATCTCTGCTATTATATCGCTCTGGAACCTGATTCGACTTTTGGGTGATGGAATTTCTTCTTTATCTTACTCCTCAAGCAAAAGACATTCTCAATCAAATTTATCAAGCAAAATATTCTGTTCGTGAAAATGTTGGGTATTGTATGAGTAATAAAAATATTTTTGGATATGCAGACTTCGGTAAAAAATTTGTAATCTGCACCAAAAATATTAAAAACAGCGGATTTGATCCAAAATTCTATGTCAATGAAACTGTTTATCATGAGGGCACTCACGTAGCACATCTTTGCAATGGATACAAACCATTTGGCATATCTAAAAAAGATATGAGTCTTCCATCTTTTAAATATCAAGATATTAAAAATTCTATGAAAACTTCTGGTGCTTCTGCTCAAATTGAACATGAAGCGTATTGGATGGAAGATAAACCAGAAAAAGTTAAGTATGTAATTCAAAAGTATTGTTTCTAATGAATATATTCGTTACATCTCCTTGGCCTGCGGAAAGTGCTGTCTGTCTCCCCGATAAACACATCGTCAAGATGCCGTTGGAATGCTGCCAAATGCTTTCCATTGTGGCATCTGAAAAATGGGGTCATGGTTATGGTCCTTTGTACAAGACTGATAACACTCCTTACAGAACTGAAAAAGGTGCGTTTCGTAATCATCCCTGTACCAAATGGGCAATGGATAGTATCCACAATGCCTATTGGTTGATCAAACATGGTCTTAACTTGTGCGATGAGTATGCTTTGCGCTATAATAAAACTCATTCCTGCTATAAGACACTAGTGGATGCCTTCTACTTGTTTCCAAAGGGAAAAATTACGGATGTGACTCCATTCGCACGGGCAATGCCTGACGAATATAAACTTGATATAAACATTGATACATTTACTGCCTATAAAATGTATATTGCATCAAAACCTTGGGTTTCATCTAATTATCTTCGTATTCCTGAAAGAAAACCTGATTGGGTCTAAATTATGAATAGTGATTTTATTCCAGAAGAAGACTATGCAAAAATTATAAAATTAGTACCTTTATTTTGTATTGATTTTTTGATTAAGTGCGGTAGTAAGTATCTCTTTATTAAAAGGGCGGAACAACCATTAAAGGATGTTTATTGGGTGATTGGTGGAAGATTGAGATTTAAAGAAACCATAGATCAATTTGCTCGTCGGGTGCAGACTAGAGAAATTGGTAGATATTTTGAAAATCGTAGATTAATCGCCTTTTCAAACTATTTTTTTCCAGATGTTCCTGACGCAAAAGCAACTCATACTCCTTCTCTACTTTATTTGGTGGAAGTTGATGAGATGTTTATACCCGAAATTGATGATACTCATCTAGACTATATCTGGACAGAAAATCTTCCACATGAATTGATTGAACAAACTGAATTTATTGAAAGGATATCATGAACAGTGATTTTATTTGGGTTGAAAAGTATCGTCCCAAAACTATTGAAGATTGTATTTTACCAGAAAGCACCAAGAAAACATTTCAGGACTTTCTAAATAAGGGTGAAATTCCAAATATGCTTCTTGCTGGTCCTCCTGGAATTGGAAAGACTACAGTTGCAAAAGCACTCTGTAATGAATTGGGAGTAGATGTTTATGTCATCAATGGATCCGACGAGGGTAGATTCCTCGATACTGTCCGAAACAATGCGAAAAACTTCGCTTCGACCGTTTCGCTTTCGTCAGATGCTAAACACAAAGTCGTCATCATTGACGAAGCAGATAACACGGGAAACGACGTACAACTCTTACTACGGGCGTTTATTGAGGAATTTGCTGGAAATTGCAGATTCATCTTCACCTGCAACTACAAGAACAAAATCCTTGAACCTCTCCACTCCAGATGTGCCGTCATCGATTTTGGGATCAAAGGAAAAGAAAAAACCAAGTTGGCAGGATCCTTCTTCAAGCGTCTACAAGACATCTTGGATGCGGAAGGTGTACGATACGATCCTAAAGTCCTTGCCGAACTGATTAACAAGCACTTCCCCGATTGGCGTAGGGTTCTTAATGAGTGTCAAAGATACTCTGTAAGTGGAAAGATTGATAGTGGAATTCTTGCAACGTTCTCTGATGTAAGTGTTAATGAACTGGTTAAAAGTCTCAAAGATAAGAACTTTACTGAAGTCCGAAAGTGGGTGGTCGGGAACCTGGATAACGACGCTTCTAGTTTACTTCGCAGGGTTTATGACGCCTGCTATGATTGCCTTTCACCCGCAACTATCCCCGCTGCCGTTCTTGTTATTGCTAAGTATCAATACCAATGTGCGTTCGTGGCTGACCAAGAAATTAACCTCCTAGCAGCACTTACTGAACTTATGGTGGAGTGTGAATTTAAATGAAAAACAAGAAACTCAAAGCATTGATACAAAAACCTTTAAGGTTTCACCATCAAGATATTCACGAAGAACTTGATGAACTGAAAAAGCAACATCAAGTCAAATCCAAGTGGTATTATATCTTCTGGGGCGTTTGTGCTGTTGCCGTTGTCTCTGGGCAACTTTATGTTGGAACTGGGTATCGTGAAATGGCACAGTCAGTTAAAGACGTTCAAATTTCTGTGAGGTGTATAAATGGGTCTGCTCAAAATTAATAAGGCATCTCTTTATGAGGTTCCTGTAAAAACAACTCCTGAAAATGTGAAGGAGGCAAATGAAGGTCTCTTTCGTGCTAAAATGACTGTTCCTGCTGCCGCAAAGCATTGTGGTATGACACAGAAAGAAATGAAACTCACTTTTAGAGAGTATTTGAAGTATCATCCTAAAGATTATGAAGTCTCTTAAAACTTGTTTAAGATATCCTGGCGGTAAGTCCCGTGCTTGTGAAAAGATGGGACCTTACTTTCCAGACCTTCGCAATTATGATGAGTTCCGCGAACCATTTCTTGGTGGTGGAAGTGTTGCAATTTATATCACCAAGAAGTATCCATACCTAGATATTTGGGTAAATGATTTATACGAACCTCTTGTAAATTTCTGGCAGCAACTCCAGATTTTTGGAATTGATCTTAAGGATAAACTGGTAGATCTTAAGACAACAAACAATACTCCAGAACTCGCAAAAGATCTCTTTCTTAAAGCAAAGGAGCAAATTAATGACCAAAGTTTGCCTAGCATTGATCGTGCTGTGGCTTTCTATATTGTCAATAAGTGCAGTTTCAGTGGTCTCACGGAGAGTTCATCATTTTCTCAACAAGCCTCCGTTTCCAACTTCAGTTTGCGAGGGATCGAAAAGTTGCCTGCGTATTCTAAACTGATTGAGAATTGGCGTATAACTAATTACTCGTATGATTATCTGATGGATGGAAACAAAGGTGCTTTTATGTATCTCGATCCTCCTTATGACATTAAGGATAATCTCTACGGGAATAAGGGATCAATGCACAAAAGATTTGATCACGATAAGTTTGCTGCTGATTGCGATGCTAACAATATGGATCAGTTGATTAGTTATAACTCCGATCAACTTGTAAAAGATCGGTTTAAGAACTGGAACGCTGCTGAGTTTGATTTGACTTACACGATGCGTTCTGTGGGTGAATATATGCGTGAACAAAAACAACGTAAAGAACTTTTGTTATCTAATTATACTGAAGGTCCAAAAATTCAGTTTAGTTTTGCTGGTTGCTACAAATACGATAAATTAAAAAAAGAAGGTTTAATTAATGACTGAATTGAAGGACTGGTTAAACTCGATTAATCAGACGAAGCAACACCTGATTGACGAAGATCCTTTACTTGAGAAGGAATATGCACCTTATATTATCAATCGCTGTCTGTCTGGGCACATTGATTGTATTATGTTTGCAAATGAAATGAATCGATATCATTTCCTCCCAAAGAAGATGCAATATGACTTCTTTATAAATAGTCTGAGGAAAAAGAAGAGATTTTCTCCCTGGCTCCGTCAAGATAAAATCAAAGACCTTGATTATGTCAAACGTTATTATGGATATAGTAATGAGAAGGCAAAACAATCTTTGAGGATTCTTACCAAAGAACAACTAACATTTATTAAATCGAAATTTGAAACTGGAGGAACAAAATGAGTGTCGTTCAAGAACCTGAAGTGAAGTGGACGCCCGACCAAATGGTGGAAGTGATCCTCAACGAACCTGATGATTTTCTTAAGGTTCGTGAGACTTTGACCCGAATCGGAGTTGCTTCAAGAAAGGAAAAGAAAATCTATCAGTCTTGCCATATTCTACACAAGCAAGGTAGGTATTATCTCGTTCACTTTAAGGAACTGTTTGCTCTGGATGGCAAACACGCAAACTTGACTGTGAATGATGTTCAGCGTCGCAATCGTATTGCCCAACTTCTTGCAGATTGGGGATTGATTGAGATTGTTGATCTTAAAAAGATTCAGGATATTGCTCCTCTGAATCAAATTAAAGTCCTTGCTTATAAGGATAAGGGAGACTGGATTCTGGAAACCAAGTATAATATTGGTGCTAAAAAGAAAAAAGTTGAGGATGTTGAGTGATGTCTTCGGGAAGTTTTGAATTTCGTTTTCGTCATCAAAATGAAGGTGCTGCTTGGCATAATAATCCTAATGCCAAGTTTGCCCTTCCTGATGAAGATGTAGAGATTAGATGTGATGATCCATATCTAAATGAAAATCAATTTCTAGAAATGGTTCGCAGATTTTTTATTGCTTGTGGGTATACCGAACAACAATGGAAGGATGCGCTAAAAGTTCACTTGAAAGAAGTAGAAACCGAATAAAAAATTACGGGGGTCTACACCCCCTTTTTTGTAAGAAGTATTATAATTAGATATGGATGCCGTAAGGATCCACAAAATACAAACTCGCTTTTAAAGGAGCTACCATAATGACTAACCTCATGCGCTATACTGCGTCGGATCTTCCTGCATTAATGGAAAGAATCACACGCAACAGTATTGGAATGGACGAATATTTTGATCGTCTATTTAATCTTCATGAAACAACTTCTAATTACCCACCTTATAATCTTGTTCAATTGAGTAATGTTGAATCAAGATTAGAAATTGCACTTGCTGGATTTAAAAAGGAGGAAGTACATGTATACACAGAGTATGGAAAACTTTTTGTCGAAGGGCAAAAGGAAGATCGGGAATCTGACACCAACTACGTCCATAAGGGACTGGCTCAACGATCTTTCAAGAGAGCGTGGACATTATCCGATGACACGGAAGTTCGGGAAGTCTTATTTGAGGATGGATTGCTAACTGTTAAACTTGGCAAGATCGTTCCGGAACATCACACGAGAAAGGACTATCTCTAAATAAAAGAAAAACTTAAATGAAGACTTTCACTCAGTTTTTAAATGAAATAAAAACCATCAAATATCCTATGGCAAAGGCACATACGGTTTATTTGAAAGGAAAATCTCAAAAAGTTCCTGCTGGTAAAGCGGTTCCATTTAATCCTGGTGGAGGTGGTCGTGGATGTGAGGAAGAATAAATAATTCCGAATATCGTCGGCGCGGGAAGCACCTGGCAAAATCCAGGTTGACTTCCCCCTTTTTTTGTCCTATAATGCATGGAGGATAAATTAAAAAATGTCAATTAAGTTAGCATTATTAAAATCTGGAGAAACAATCATTTCTGATGCCAAAGAATTGATTTCTGATGAAAAAGTTTGTGGGTATTTGTTTAGCAAACCTCATAAAATTGAAACCAGAAAAGCAATTTTATTGGTAGAAGATAGTGATAATACAAAAGGTGATCTAGAAGTATCTTTGTCTCCTTGGATTGTTTTGACAAGCGATGATCAAATTCCAGTTTCGCCAGATTGGGTTGTCACTATCGTGGAACCTATAAAAACTATTAAGGAAATGTATGAGGAGAAAGTAAATGGAGAAGACAATCAAGTGTCTTTTACTGAAAGTTGACAATGTAATCGTCACAGAAATTATTGAAATCGGATCAGAACTTGGAGAACCTGATTGTAAATTGATCAATCCTTTTAAAATCGATGCTGAGGGAAATTTAAAACCCTGGCCAGATATGACAGATCAAAGGGAAATGATGATTCACTCTGATAGTATTTTGACTATCGTTGATCCAAAAGAAGAGATTGTTCAAAAGTATCTTGAATTAACTGCATAATGCGATTTTATACAAACGTTCAAATGGTCGGGGATCACTTCTTGGTCCGTGGTTATGAAGATGGTAAACACTTTATGACCCGTGAGAAGTTTAACCCGACTCTTTTTGTCCCCTCTCAAAAGAAAACTAAATATCAAACTCTAAATGGTGAATATGTGGAGGCAATTCAACCAGGATCGGTTCGTGATTGTCGGGAATTTATTAAAAAGTATGAAAACGTAGAAAATTTTAAGATCTATGGAAATAGTCAATACATCTATCAGTATATTTCTGAAATGTATCCAGAGGATGAATTAAAATTTGATATTAGTAAAGTTAAAGTCACAACTTTGGATATTGAGGTTGCGTCAGAGAATGGATTCCCTGATGTAGAGTCTGCTGCTGAAGAAGTTCTTCTGATTACGATTCAAGACTATTCATCTAAACAGATTCGTACTTGGGGTATGGGTCCGTTCAATAACCAACAGAAGAATGTAATCTATCGTTCATTCGATAATGAGCGTGATCTTCTTATGGATTTCATTAATTGGTGGATGGTTGAGGATAATACACCAGAGGTTGTGACTGGTTGGAATACTGAACTGTACGATATCCCATATTTGATTCGCCGTCTTGATCGCGTTCTTGGTGAAAAACTTATGAAGCGCATGTCTCCTTGGGGTCTTGTGACCGAAAGTGAGATTTATATTGCTGGTCGTAAGCATATTTCATATGATGTTGGCGGTATCAGTCAACTTGACTATTTGAATCTTTATAAGAAGTTTACTTATAAGGCACAGGAATCTTATCGTCTTGACTATATCGCAAGTGTAGAACTTGGGCAGAAGAAACTCGACCACTCAGAGTTTGATACTTTTAAAGACTTTTATACTAAGGGTTGGCAGAAGTTTGTAGAATACAACATCATTGACGTAGAACTTGTTGACCGTATGGAAGACAAGATGAAACTGATTGAACTTGCTTTGACGATGGCATATGATGCCAAAGCAAACTATACGGATGTTTTTTCACAAGTACGAATGTGGGATACCATCATCTATAACTATCTGAAAAAGAGGAACATTGTGATTCCTCCCAAAGAACGTTCTGATAAAGATTCCAAGTATGCTGGTGCTTATGTTAAGGAACCTATTCCTGGAAAGTATGACTGGGTTGTGTCTTTTGACCTCAACTCGCTATACCCTCACCTCATTATGCAATACAACATCTCGCCAGAAACTCTTCTGGAAGAGAGACATCCAAATGTAACTGTCGATAAGATTCTGAATCAGGAAATTACATTCGAGTTGTATAAGGACAAAGCAGTTTGTGCTAACGGAGCAATGTTCCGCAAGGATGTTCGTGGATTTCTTCCAGAACTGATGGAAAAGATTTACAAAGATCGCACCATTTACAAAAAGAAGATGCTTGCTGCCAAACAAGAATATGAAAAGAAAAAGACGAAAGACTTGGAAAAAGAGATTGCTCGGTGCAACAACATCCAAATGGCGAGGAAGATTCAACTTAACTCTGCTTATGGTGCTATCGGCAATCAGTATTTCCGTTATTACAAACTAGCAAACGCTGAGGCAATCACCTTGTCTGGTCAGGTTTCTATCCGCTGGATTGAGAACAAGATGAATGCCTATCTCAATAAGATTCTAAAAACAGACGGAGTGGATTATGTTATTGCTTCAGATACTGACTCTATCTATCTTAATATGGGTCCTCTGGTTGAAAGTGTATACAAGGGAAGAGAGAAAACTACTCAAAGCGTTGTTTCGTTCCTTGATAAGGTCTGTCAGGTGGAATTTGAGAAGTATATTGAAAGTTGCTACCAAGAACTGGCGACCTATGTGAACGCATATGACCAGAAGATGCAGATGAAGCGCGAGAACATTGCTGAGCGTGGAATCTGGACTGCCAAGAAACGATACATTCTGAACGTCTGGGATAGTGAAGGTGTTCGCTACGAAGAACCAAAACTCAAGATGATGGGCATTGAAGCAGTAAAGTCTTCTACTCCTGCTCCTTGTCGCAAGATGATTAAAGATGGACTCAAACTGATGATGAGCGGAACAGAGGAAGATGTGATTAACTTCATTGATAAGTGCCGTGAAGAATTTAAAAGTCTTCCCCCAGAACAAATTGCTTTCCCACGAACTGCTTCTGATGTTCGCAAATATTATTCATCTTCTGATATTTACAACAAAGGAACTCCCATTCATATTCGTGGAGCACTCCTCTTCAATCACTATGTAAAAGATAAAAAACTGACCAATAAATATTCACTTATTGGTAATGGGGAAAAGGTAAAATTTATTTACCTCAAAAAACCAAAC